TGGGACATCAGGAAGTGTTGTGACCGGGACACCAGGAAGTGTTGCAGGAAGTTCAGTTGCTAGCCAAGCCGAAGACATCGCATTCATCGTCGATTCAGAACCTATCACTATCAACTTCTTCGCATGTATGAAGAAGACACTGGGGCAGTAAATGGAACTTAAAGAAGTGCTTCCGCAAGCGCCTGGAGTCCTGGCTTCCATCTTGGAAGATCCGCAATACCAAGCGAACTCTATGCGCTGGCTAACCCAGCAAGCTTACGAAGAGCGTGGCCGTCCCCTAAAGCTTCTCGAGCCCATGGAACATCACCGGGTTCAGAAACTTCTGGACGCTCTAGCCAACAAGAACTTCGAAGCGCTGCGCAATAGCCCCAAGGTTCTTGGACTCAAGATCGTTTCTGCATACACCAATGGCTTACTGCGCCCCGAGTTCAATCTACTCGAGCATGCGGCAGTTTACGATGCAGAGCCGTTAGTTAGAAAAGCAATCACCCGTCAGCTGAACCTCTGGTTCAAACAAGGTTTCAATTTCATCGGCGAAGATCAGGCCCTCGTAGATTACATCCGCAAGCGCTTCAAATCTATTGCTTACGTTACTGGACAACCGACCCTTGAACTATTCAGGATGATCGTTACATCCCTACTCAAGTATTCGAACGCCTTCATCATCAAGGTTAGGGATGCTAACCTATCTACAGGCATTGCCCATGATGGAATGGCCCCAGTTGCAGGCTATTTCTGCGTTTCGCCTCTCAACATGTTCCCGAAGTATCGGAATGGGAAGTTGGAGATGTGGATCCGATTCCTCAAGGATGGCACGCGTTTCTGGGAGTTCGATCCAAGGGACGTTATTCACCTAACACTTGATCGTGAGCCCGACTTCCTCTTTGGAAAGCCGCGGCTACTTGGTGTGATTGAAGACGTCGCAGCACTGCGTAGGATTGAAGAGAACGTTGAAGTTCTCATCTCCAAATTCCTGTTCCCTGTTTACCAGTTGAGCGTTGGTACTCCGGAGGCTCCTTGTAAGTACTATGGCGATGGCAGTTCGGAAATCGATATGGCCAAGGTCATGGTTCAGAACATGGAAGCCGAGGGAATGCTTATCACATCAGAGCGATTCAAGCTCGAGATTGTGGGCGCCCGTTCAGAAGCACTTGACATTCAACACTACCTAACTCACTTCAAGAACCGTCTCTATGCCGGCTTGGGAGTCAGCGCAGTTGACATGGGCGAGGGCGATACTGCCAACCGTGCCACTGCAGACAACATCTCGCAGAACCTAAAGGATCTTGTAGTAGAAGACCAATTGGGCTTCGCTGCTCAGATCCAACAGCGCATGTTCGGCGACTTATTCCTTGAACATCCCCAGAAGATCTCGGCACTCAATGCCTTCGATCAGGTGAAGATGCGGTTTGCTCATGTTGATTTGGATAACCTCATCAAGCACGAGAGCCACATGATCCAACTCTGGAACAATGACCTTGTTACCCAGAATGAAGCACGTCAGCAAATCGGACGTGACGTCTTTACTGATAGTGATCGGCTTGAAACAAGATTCCACTTGATCGATGTTCCACTTGCTATCATCGCTGCTCGAGATGAGCCCTTTACCGCGGCAGCCAAGAAAGTAGCAGGATCCAATAGTCAAAAGGCACTCGGTGGTGGACCCAAACCAAAGGGTGCTCTTCCGGCTGCCAAGAAGAAGGGCGGAGCTGGTGGGCCAACTGGACATGGCGGTGGCGCCGGTCCTATGCGCACCAAGAGTCCAGCTCCAAAGATCGTACCAGGCCAACCTCCCGTTAAGAAGGGGGCCAAGCATGGGGGGCCAGCATCTAACATCACGGGGCCCGCAAACCAGCACGGGAAGAACCCGGGGCCGGCCAAAGCCAAGTCTTCAGTAGATGTTGGGTTGATTGGTTCTGCCCTCGCTGGATTGACTGATGAACTGGTTCATACCAAGAACTTTATTGAGATGGCCAAGGTCATCGTCGAGCACTTTCCTGACAATCATGACCAAGATGTCATACTACCGGTTGTCGAAGAAGCCCTAAAGGATTGCAAGTTGCGATCACACCTGAGGGCAGGTCTCATTGCGGGGTTCATCGGAATTGCCGATCAATACCCTGACGCTGATGACGAGGAGATGGATACCTAATGCTGAAGATTGTTGACATTTTTGAGTGCGATCTTCGGGACATCAAGTCTGAGCGGAAGGAACGCTTCCTACGTGATTCTGCCGCTTTTTCGACAGACGGGGCGCATCCAATGCCCCAGCTGATTGTCACCGTTGCCGCAACTCATGCCGGCCTCATGACTCGGAACAAGGCGTTCTATCGCCCCGACTCTATGAAGGCCTCCCTCGATACTTTCCTGCACCCATTTGCCAAACCGGTTCAGGTACACCACTCAGATCACGTCGATCCAGTGGGACGTGTAAGAGCTGTAAGATACGTAGACATTTCACATAAATACGTAGATCCCCTGCGAGAGTTCAGGAACCACTTCGCCGGCAAGACCTTCCTTGATGCTAAGTCTAGCAATGAGAAGTCTTTCGACCAGGTAAACTGGATCCTCAAGAACATGCAGGGAATGAAGGACTACCAGGGCCTAGGTTATGGCGAGCTAGACCTCCACATCTCTGATCCAAAGACGGCAGAGCGAATCCTAGATGAACGCTATCTCACTGTATCTGTTGGGTTTAGCACTACGGAGGCCTATTGCTCCCAGTGTAAACAGGACTGGGCTGGCAATGATGGACCGTGCGAACATACGCCCGGTACTATGTATGATGAAGTCCCCATGGTTCTAATCCCCTCGAACTTCTTGTACGAGGAAGTCAGTTGGGTCAACAATCCTGCCGACCCGCATGCTCAGGTGATCAAGGTCTCACAGACCGGAAGTCCTGCGTTGGAAACAGTTTCCATGCCAGCCGGTCAAAATCACGACTCTGCGATTCTGCCCATACTACTGGGTGTATCGAGCGAGGGCATCTACCGTCTTGACTCATATCGAGATGTCGAAGATGCAAAAGCTCAGGAGATCATGAACGCAATGAAGAAGACAGACCTTGGCGCCCCGACACCTGGCAATCCGCAACCTCAGCCCGGTGGAGCAGGCGCACCTTCTGGTGGTCGACCGGTACCCGAGCAGAGCCCAACCAAAACTAAGTGCACTACCTGCAAGAAGTCAATGGCTAATTGCTCGTGCGCAGATAAAGGACAGAAGATGGAACGGAACGAAGCTGAACTCTGTGAAACCTGTCAAGGCAAAGATGATGCAGATCTCTGCGACGCTTGCAAGGACAGGGCCGCTGGCCAAACCGAAGCTAACAAGAAGAAAAAGAAAATGGAAACAGGTAATGACGAGGCTGAGCTTTGTGATGCCTGTAAAGATAAGGATGAAGCTGATCTCTGCGACGCTTGCAAGGCCAAGAAGAAGATGAAGGATGCCGGCGCAATGGCACAGGATCCTACTGATCAGCTCCCCGATGATTTCCCAGGTAGCAAACCCGTGAAGATGAAGAAAGCCCGTAAGCCTGCTCTCGCAAAGAACAACCCCAAGCCGAAGAACAAAACTGCTGATCCCTCTCACGATGAGACGGATGAGTATGAGTATATTGAGCTTGCCGAGGATGCAGAAGTTCCCGAGGGTTATGAGTTGGTTGCCGATGAGGTTGAGATCACTGATCAGGCTATCGTAGCAGATGATTTCTACGATAACTTCATGGCTCCTATCCTCGACGAGATTGGCGCCGGCGATTCTAAGCTCTCCACTGAAAAGCGGAAGGGCCTCAAAGCAAGTACATTCTGTGGCCCAGGCCGCAGTTTCCCAGTTCCTGATTGCGCGCACGTTACTGCAGCTCGCCGGCTCATCGGTCGGTATAAGGGCGGCGACAAGTCCAAGATCATGGCCTGCGTAAACCGCAAGGCTAAGTCCCTTGGTTGCGATAGCAAGAAGGACATGTTCGAGCCGATTGATGTAGTTCTCGTTGACCCCAAGGGCGAGGAGAAGGAAATCAAGGTTCGGATCTCTGACATCGATGACTTCAAGGTTGTCGTCCATACGGTCGGAACCGAGGTCTTCGATGCAAACAAAGACAAGCTTTATGAGATTGGTAAACTCTTGGATATGAATACTGAACAAGTAGACTCATTTGCCAAGGATCAGCCCGGTCGCATGGAAGAGACTCCAATCGAGGAAGTTATCGACAAGATCGAGAACATCTCCACGATGGAGTTCAATGATACCTTTGTGGATAACTTTATCAGTCAGGTTAAGTCTATGACTGAAGAGGCCCGCACTGATTTCATCCAGAAGCTACACGACAAAATGATTGAGGCAGGCTTCCTCCCCAACTACGATGAAGAGTACAATGAACTCGTAGACGAAGTAGCTACCCTCAGAGAAAAGATTGCCAGGCTCACTGCTGCCAACCGCGACCTATACGTTGCAAGGCAGACACAACTGGCAGAGACCATTGTCCAGATTAAAGAGTCCCTCAAGAAACCGGGATTCGAAGAGCTGGATGAGAACGCCCGGACACTAAAAGTCACCGAGCTTACAATACGTAGCATTGACTCTCTCAAGGATGCGCTATGTGATGTGACTTCGGAGATTACAGGGGCCAAGGCAACGCAGCCGGAACTCGACGCCGATGCTACGGGCCAGCCTGGTTCCCTTGACCTGGAACCGGACAATAAACAGGTACAAGAAACAGAAGGCAAGGTGCCTTTTGATCCAACCGCAGTCCGCGATATGGATGATTCTACGTACCAGCTGGCTCGGAGGCTTCATGAAAGCTTTCGAGGGGATAAGCGCTAACCGCGCAATCCCGCACTAAGGAGCATCACAAATGTCTATGGACAATTTCGGTCGCATTACTTCCCAGGGCGGCCGCCCGTACTACGAGCAGGGGAGCACAACCCCCGGTATCGAGTTTTCGGAATCGGAACGGCCCGCGGTAGGTCTCATCCCTGCCCCGTACCTACCAGCAGGACGCTTTGACGCGCACAAGCGTGCCAATGTCATGCTAAGTGCTGGTACTCCGGTTAGTCTCGATGGCGCAGGCAATCTAATTCCTGCTGGCATCCCGGGCGATCACGCATTCGTCTATACAGCCCTTGATTTCACAACCAATCTGGCACCAACACTGTTGGCTGCTACTGGTGCTGCAGTCACGACAGCTGGCAACAGCATCATGCAGTCTGGCCTTTTGGCTCATGGTGAGTTTGCTAGGCCAATCGGCGTAGTCTCTTACAATGCCTTCCAGTTTGAAGGCAAGACTACAGTTGGCGCATGGGGCAACACCTACACGATCGATCACAGCAATCCTACGGGCTTCGGTGTTCACAACACCATGGCGCAGGACCTCGTGGCCGTTACGTGCGACTACGTGTTGCAGATTCCCTACATCTTCGGTAAGAATCTTCTCGCAGGAACAACCAAGATTCTTGATAATGATGCGAATGAAGTAGCAGCTCTCACTGGGCTTGCTAAATCCTTCCCATTTGCTCACGACGAGCTTATCGCTGTGGCAACCGTGGCTCCTGGTACAGGAACCCCGACCCTCAACAGCGGTACCTTCCAGACTGCAGACATCGTTTCGACCGGTATTTCCGGTTCGCTAACGAACCTCGAGATCATCTACGTCTCTCCTGCTTGCGGGCAGGGTGACAACGGTGCCGCGGGTCCGTGGGCTGGCGATGGTTCACTCGTCTTTGCCTCTGGTGCCTCTGGCGTAACGCTGGCGGTAGCAACGGTAGCTGGCGATGCTGCCACTGCTGGTGCAGGAGTTACCTTTGCCACTCTTTCGGCCAAGGGCAACTTCGTTCTCCATACCTCAGAGACTGAGAAGTATGTTGTTCTCCGTAACTCAACGGGTGGAGCTGCTCTCACTACGGGCGCTACCTTCCGTCTGACACTTGGCGATCAGATTACTCCTGGTTGCTCGGTTGTGTGTCGTGAAGGTAAGTTTGTTGCCTTCAACAAGAACCGTCACGAAGCGAACGAGATCATCGGTCAAGCCCTTCGCGTGGACAAGAGCCCCGCGAAGAAGGACTACCTCGATCGCGTCAAGACTGCTTACGATCGCTCCGCGACCGTAGCTCACCGTATGGCCGGTTCCGCCACCCGCGGCGTTCCGTACCTCTTGCACCTCGTAACTGATGGTGCTCAGGTTCTATTCGATACCAGGAAGAATCTTGCCGGTACTGCCTTCACAGGCAATACCCTGACAACTCCGCCTCTCGCGTTGGTTGTCATTAACATGACCCGGTAATCCGGGATTCTAGGAAAGGACTCGCAAATCATGAAGTACATCCCAGCACGGATTCTCGACGCCTTTGGTGGCAACGAGGACGCGGCCAGGAATGCGGTTCTCCAGCAGGAATCCATCTGGAAAACCGGCCGCGATATCACACAGGGCTTCAAGTCAGTGTCCATGAAGGACGCTGTGGCGCTACCGAACGCCACGATTCTTGTCCCTCACATTCTCTCGCAGTTTGTGAAGGAAGGCATCGAGCCCATGCTTATCGGTACCCGCCTGCTCACCAGGATTCAGTATCAGCCTGGCCTGCAGATTCAGTTCCCCGCCCTCGGGGCACTGTATGCGGAAGACGTCGCGCCCGGCCAGAGCCTGCCAGAGTTCGCACCGGACCTCGGCGGACAGGCCACCAACGAATTGAAGGTCGGTAAGTCAGGGCTTGCTCTGAAGATCTTCGATGAGGTGACCCGTTACAATCAGTACAACCTCGTAGCCTATTGGCTCCGGCTCGCGGGCCAGGCTCTCGCTCGTCACAAGGAGAAGAAGATCTTCAATTTCATCTCCGGGATGGGCGCGTGCGCGTTCGATAACTCGGATCGCACACTCGGCGTTACCGGTCGGTATACTTCCGGCCGTACCGCAGATGGCACCCTAAACGGTGCAATGACCATGGACGATGTCATGGAAATGTATGCCCTCGGTCTCCAACAGGGCTTCATCATGGACACCATCCTTGTTCACCCACTCACTTGGCTCATGTGGCTGCGTGACCCCGTCCTACGCGTGTTCCAACAGCAGTACGGCGGCGGTCAGTGGTACAACATGTGGCAGGGTGATCCTCGGAACCAAGGCGCCCGCGTAACGTCCTTCTCGCCAACAGGTGAAGGTACCGGTCTCAGTGTGAACCCCGCAACGGGCAACATTGATGCACCGACCCCAACTCCTCTTGACGTGTTGAGCCAGTCGCTGTCGTCAGTTCCGACTCTCCCGAACTACCTCGGTCTCAGCTTCAACATCATCCCGTCGCCTTTCGTGCAGTTCGATGTTACGGACAACACATGCGACATGATCATGTTCAACTCGCAGAACCTCGGCGCCCTGATCGTAGATCAGGACCCCAGCGTCCTCGAGTGGACACAGCCTGACCTTGGTCTAACCAAGATGCAGGTTGCTGAGCGCTACGGCCTCGCGATCCTCAATGAGGGTCAGGGTATCGTAGTGGCTAAGAACGTCAAGTGCACCAGGAACTACGTAAGCGACGAAGCTGTCCGGCCCACAATGCTGGTTAGCGGCACGCTGGTAGATCCC